AGAAACACCATTTGAAAAACCTGAAAAATGGACTCGTGAATTTTATGAAGTACCAACTAAACCTGAATTGGGTTATAAAATGGTTTATCATTATGATATTAACAAAAGTGTTAATGGTCCTTATAAAACTGAAATTACTTATCCAAAAGGTTATAAACATGATAAGTTTAAAGCTGAAAAAGGTAAAGCATATAATAAACAACCTGTTGTTTTAGTATTTAAAACATCAAATCGTTCAAATGCTCAAACAAAAATGAAAGTATTTGCTAACGAAAATATTGATTATATAATGTCAGCTGATAAATTAGTAGGTGTACCTGAAACAGCAATTATTTTAGAATGTGGAGTAGGTGAGAGCTTTATTGAAGCTTGGAAATCTAAATACTCTCTTTAATATTTATTAACATAAAATTAAAAATAAAATGGCTACAAGAGCATTAATTGGATATATTGAAAATGGAGTTTTAACTTCAACGTACAACCATTACGATGGTTATCCTTCAAATTTAGGTAAAGCATTAGAGAATTTTTATAACACACCTGAAAAAGCAAAAGAAATTGCTAATAAAGGTTATGTTAGTTATATTGATCCTAAAACTGGTGAAATTGAAGCTAATAATAAACAAGCCCCAGGTAAAGTTAAATTATCTACTAATTTTTTAGACGCTATGGATGAAATAGCTGAAGAAATTGATTCTTATGGTGGTGATTATGGATATATTTGGGATAATTCAAAAGGTGAATGGATTACTATTGAAAATGAAGGTATTGGAGAAATGTCTCAAGAATTAGAGATGGAATTAGCTCACTTAAAAGATAAATTTGATTCTGAAGAAGTAGATGAAGCTTATCACGTTGATGATACTAAAGAAGTAGTTACTAAAGAAGGCGAAGATAAAGTAGATTCTCAAGAATCATTTGCTAAAGTATTATCTCAAGCAATGTTTAAATTGCAAGATCAACCTAAAGATATGCTTAGTGCTTATAAAGACTCATTAGCTAATGATGTTCGTTTGAATGGTGTTGAACAATATGCTGATTATACAGTAGAAGATTTTATTGAGGATTATGAAAATTATACTCAAGATAAAATGGAAATGGAAGAATCATTTGTTCACAGAATGAAGTACAGAGCAGGTATTATTAAATAATTTAGAATCATTCTAAATGACGAAGGGATTTGGCTTTGCCGGATCCCTTTCGTATATTTCCGACATGATGAAAAAGTTAGAAAAGATAGAATTGACAATCCACGAGTGGAACGAAGCTATGCGTATGCCAACTCCACATCGTAACAAAAAGAAATACTATAGAAAAGAAAAGCACAAAGATGCTTGGAAATCTGAGAAATAGTTCGTATATTTACAATGTAAGAAAAAATAAAGGTTATGGAAAATCAAAATTTGTTTATTGAGTTAGCTAGAGTATTAAATGCTAAAGGTGCTGACATTGAAATGGAGTATTGTTTTATTGGTGAAGAATATGTTCGTACCAATGCTCCTGTAGTTCGTGGTTACATGGGTCCTGAAGGTGAAGGATTTTATTTCCGTGCTAATCGTAGATATTTTGGAATTAGTGAATTAGAAATTGCTGAATCATTCCCAATGAGTATTGATGGTTACAACATTCGTATGGTAAGTTTTAGTGAGTATGAAATGGAATTTGATGGTGATAGAGATTATCCCGAATCATTTTCATTTATTATTGAAAAAATTGCCTAAAAAATTTGGCTTCCCAAAATTTAGTTATTACATTTACACATAAGATAAAAGATAAAGGTTATGAAAAACGTACAAAAATCAATTTTGACAGCAGAGTGGCTTACAATTAAATCAATGTATGAAGCCAACACAAATGGTTCAAACAAATATGGTACTAATTTTCCAATTGGAGGTGAATTAGACCAATTATCATTAGATTTTATTGACAAATTGGGTGTCTTGACTACACAATTAGGTTTTGATTGTACCGTAGATGGTGTTCATATGAATTTGTGGAAAGAACGTATTTGGTCACTTGTTGAAAATGCTGGTCTTCTCCAAGACATTGCCTGGAAAACAGATATGGAAGACGAAGAAACCGAAATCAAAGATAATTGGTACTCAGATGATGATGAGTTTGATGCTGATTTGGAAGCACAGAGTTTTGAGGTATTTGGTTTTGATAAAATCTAAAATATGACACCCGAACTAAAAGAACGTTTGTATAGAGAACTGATGCAAATATTAATATCACTTGAAGATGGTGCTGTTAAAGATGCAAAAAATGAACTTGAAAGTTTGATTAACCGACTAAAATATGATAAGTTGTAAATGAAACCAAAACTTAAATTAGATTTACATGGTGTTAGACACCAAGATGTAGAACTTATGTTAGAAAATTTCTTTTTTTGGGAACATCAATCCCCAACTCAACTTATTGAAATAATTACTGGAAACTCCACAGCAATGCAAAAACTTGTTGTAAAATGGCTTGATTCCAACGAATTTTCTTATTACATTCCAGCACATAATGTAGGAATTATTTATGTAAATTAAGATATAACATATTTATTACCACACAAGTTATCAAGAAATAGTTTATAAATAAATGAAGTTAATACAAAATTCGCCATATAAAATATTAAGTATTATAGGTGGTCAACATTCCTGTGGTTTAGCTTACTATGAAAATGGGGAAATAAAAGTAGTTTTAGAAGAAGAAAGACTTATTCGTCAAAAATCATATGTTGATTTACATTCTAATTTTTTTAGATATCCTCTAGCATCACTTAATGAATTAATTAATAATTACGGAATTAATTTAGATGAAATAGATTATATTACTAGTTTTTTAGAATATAGTGTTATTAAAGATATAATGTCCGGTACTGTTGGGTATAATTTATCCCAAGATAAATTTATTAAAACAGAACATCATGAAACACATTGTGCCTTAGCATATTATTTTTCTGGATTTGATGAAGATACATTAATAGTAGCAATTGATGGAAGTGGTGAACAACACTCAGCTAAATATTATTTAGGTACCAACGGTAAATTAGAATACATTGATGGAATTGGGCTTGATAGAAAGTCTATAGGAATGTATTATTGTGCTTTAACTGAACTTTTAGGATTTAAGCGTTTAAAGGATGAAGGTAAAATAGTTGGTTTAGCGGGTCATGGTGAATATGATAGTGACTATTATAAAGTATTCAAAGAAATTCTTACATTAGAAGGTGGATTAAAAACCCAACAATCACAATTTTGGGATAAAAATGATCTTGCTGGTGGGGCAGTTTATAATGAATTGTTTTCTAATTTTTTCAATATGATGGGAAGTCGTCTTCATTGGAAAATGGATAATTATAGAAAAAATATTGCATATTGTGGTCAATTAGCATTTGAAGAAACAATATTAGACATTTTAAATACATTACACAATATGTATCCTCATGTTAAAAAATTAGCTTTATCTGGGGGTGTATTTGCTAATGTAAAAATGAATAAACGAATCAATGAGTTATCTTGGGTTGAAGAAGTATTCATTACACCTCCTATGGGTGATGAAGGATTACCATTAGGATCTTTAGCATTAACATTAAGACATCTCCACCCAGAATTTAAACCTGTACGTTTAGAAAATGTTTATTTTGGAGTTGAATCAACACCTGAACAAGTTGATGAAGCTGCTCAAAACATATTAGGTGAATATGTAAAAATACCTTATAATGTTGATTATGTAGGTGAATTACTTAAAGCTAAAAAAATATTAGGATTATTTAATGGAAAAGCAGAACATGGTCCTAGAGCATTAGGTAATAGAACAATTACTTGTGATCCAACTCACCCTGAAACGTATGATATTATCAATGGTAAATTACATCGTAATGATTTTATGCCATTTGCTCCTGCTGTTTTAGATGAAGATGCTGATAGATTATTTAAAGTAGATAAATCTAAATACACAGCAGAATTTATGACTATGTTATATGATACTAGGGATGAATTTAAAGACATGTTACCCACAGTAACACATCCTGTCGATAAAACTGCTCGAATTCAAATTGTAACAGAAAAATCCAACCCATTCTTTTATAATATTTTGAAAAAATACAAAGAATTAACAGGTATTGGATGTTTAGTGAATACATCGTTTAATGTTCATAACGAACCAATTGTTAATAAACCCGAAGAAGCATTTATGCATCTTAAAAATGGAATAGTAGATTTTTTAGTAACCCCCTATGGAATTTATTCAAAATGACAAGAGAACAACGCCTTGAAGAAATGTTACATCATGCTCATGAAAGAGGATATTATACTCAAGTACTTCAAAAAGCAAAAGAATTAGAAATGTATAATCCTCGTATGGAATTTTATGAACGATGGGAAAAAGCATACCACATAAGCAAATCAGAATTTTATGAAAATCGACCTACAGAACAACTCCCACGCTAATATTTCATTTACAACTAATGCTAAAGTATCTATCAGGGGAGAACACAGCTACAATGTTAAGTGGTTTAGAGATAAAGAATTTATAGGAAATATGGACCTAAGTAGTGGTACTTGGGGTGCTTTTCCAAATGAAATTGGTAACTGGGAGATAGAATTTTGGCAAGATGGAGATTTTATTAAATCCGTTGATTTCAATCTTGAAAATAAAAATATTCTTATTTTACCCGTATTTCCATTTATAAAAATTGGTAAAATAACTAATATGCATATTCTGCAGAAATATGTTGATGAAATTGAGGAAAAATACAAATGTAATGTTTATGTTTGTTTTCAGCGTAGTGAACATTTTGATACTAATCTAAAAGTATTAAAAATGAATGATGATTTGAACTTTAATATTATTATAGAAAAAGAATTTTAAAATGAACATGATTCCCCAATTCCAAGATAATCTAGTTCAGGAATATCGTAATGCTTTACCTCCTGATTTATGTAAGTTTATCATAGATAAATTTGAAAATTCCCAAAATGTAATGGAAGGTACGACTGCTGGTGGTGTGCGAAAACATGTTAAAGCATCTACTGACTTAATGATTCATAATGAATTAGAAGATGCTGATTGGAAATATGTTTATGATTACTTAATGGAAAATTTATTAGGTTACTTAGTCAGCTACATTGAAACAAATCCATTCATGGTAGTTGGTAATGGGTTTAATAGTACCATTTCCAAATTCAGAACCGCTCAAAGTGCATTTGCTGTTGCTAATAATGGTATCCCTCATATTCAAATGCAAAGATACATTGGTGATGAAGGTTATTATGCTTGGCACCATGAAAATGAAGGTGGAACTTCATCTAAACGAGAATTATTCTTTGTTTATTACCTAAATACTCTTCAATCAGGGGGAACTGAATTTAAATATAATCCCCAAATGGTATTACCTGAAACCGGTAAATTAATTATGGCTCCTGCTTATTGGACTCATAAACATAAAGGTAATCCTCCTGGTGAAGGAAATACAAAATATATCCTTACAGGTTGGATTGAACGAAAAGATAGTAATATCAGTGAAGAATTTGAAGAAGATTATTTACTTTAACTTATATTATGGATAGAGATGGTTTAAAATTAACTAAAGAAGATTATCATGAAATGACTGATCGTATTCATGTGATTAGTTGTATGGTAAATGATCATTTAGTTCAACATAAAGTAAGTAAATTAGATAAAGAAGTAAATGAACCAATTGAACAAGCATTAGAATTACTATTTGAAGCATATCAAACTTCAGGAGGAAAATTATTTGAACATGAATAACTTAGATAAACAATACCAAGCATTACTTAAAGACATACTTTCGTATGGTGTAGACAAGAATGACCGAACAGGAACTGGAACTAAATCAATATTTGGTTACATGATTCATCATAATATGAGAGAAGGGTTTCCGTTGCTGACTACTAAAAGAGTAGCATTTAAAACAATGGCTACTGAGTTGATGTGGTTTTTGATGGGTGATACAAATATTAAGTATTTGGTGGAAAATGGAGTTCATATCTGGGATGGTGATGCTTATAAAGCATATGAAAAGTGGTATGATGAAATGTCTAAAACAACACCGTTTGAGGTACCTAGAAAACTTACACAAGATGAGTTGGCTAAGGCAATTAGTTTAGATGAGTGGCATGCTAAACAATTTGGTGATTTAGGACCAATTTATGGATCTCAGTGGAGACATTGGGGAGAATATGAAATTGACCAAATAGCAAATCTTATAGATGATCTAAAAAGAAATCCCGATAGCAGAAGATTAATGGTTACTGCTTGGAGTCCAGACGATTTA